AGATGGACCAGTATCACCACGTTTATGCCACAAAGAACTATCAAGCACCCCATAACGCATGTTTCCATCACCTGCCTCTAACTCAAGTACCATGTCAGCTAGGTCAACCGCAAGAACCTTTGATACGTATAACTCTCTGTATACTACCAATTGCTCACTAGGACTAACCGCAAACCATAAGACGCCTGTGTAACTTCCGTATCCATAGTCACAAGACCTAAACTTAACCCAGTTATTAGGAATGTCAAAGGGTTCAACTACGTGTGTCTTTCTGTCAAACTCTGTAAAGGCTGCGCCTTCTTTAATGTCCCAATCACCATCTAGTAACTGTCTTCGTTGTTGTTCTGGTAACGACAAAAGCATTGCCTCGTAGTCACCATGTTGAGATAAGTAAGGATTGTCCTTTAGTCTTGCAGGTATAAACCTACGTTTGAATAATGGCCTTCCTGCCTTCTCATGTCCTGCAGGATACTTTAGTTGTTCTCCTGTCTCAATGTCTGTAGCTATGTATGATTTACCTGCAGGTGCAGGATCAATAAACATTTTCTTGACCCAGTGGTGTCCTCTTCCACCGGGGTTAGTCGTTGCCCTCATCGAAAGAGGAAGGTCAGGGTCTGCCGATCTCAATCGACTTCGCATGTAAGACCAAGCAAATGGTGTAGCCCACTGTGTAAGTTCGTCAAAGCCAATCCAACTAAACGCTAGACCTTGGTATCTTGTAACGTCCTGATCTTTGTCTAAGTAACTTAACCACAGTTTAGCACCTGATGGTGCAGTCCATTGCATCTTACGTTCTGACCACTTAATACCGGGCCAAATTTTAGGATACATCTCCTGTGACTTAGTAATTAATTCTCTTAGTTCTTCTGTAGTGTGTCGTAGTAGTAAGCCTGAAAACGCAGGGTTGCCCATGTAGCGTAGTGGGTCAGCCAACATTGCGTAGCTCTTTCCACCCCCAGCACTGCCACCGTAGAGTACCTCACGTTCACTTGCTGCAAGAAAGTCTGTCTGTGGCCCAACGTTAGGTTTAAAGATTACATTGTATTCTTCTTCAACCTTATCGGTAAATGCCTCAAGTATTATTGCAGTACTAAGCTGCTCTTTCTTCGCCTTCGCTACTTGTGTTTTCTTTCGCACCGACTCTTTTGGCTTCGATTTCTTCCGCTTTGGCGATTGCCTTTTTTGCATAGTCTGCCCATCTGCGTAGGCTTCCAGCTTTGTTTTTTCTTTGTCGCTCATTGTCTAACCGTTTCTTTAATCCTACGTGTGAAATTGACCTACCTGTGTTTCTGGTAAGCCAGTTTGCTACTTCCCGATACGAATACTGTTTAATGTATTTCTTTGCTTGCTCTAGCATATCAAGTTCGTAGTCAATTGGCAAGAGTATTCTGCTATCTTCTGGGTCTAATTCATACCCATACGGAATTGTTCTTGCTACACGTGGGATTGAAACCCATATATTGTCTTCTTTTATGTCAGTCGGCTGGGGTAGTTTCCACATACCTACAGATTTAGTCATTACAGGCACAGTCACTTATATTGTTTCCACATGCACATGTCTCTTCTTCAACTGCTTTAGCTGGCATTAACATAACACCACCCTTTGATTCTACCTGCAGCTTCTCTGTTTTAACAAGACCAGTACGATCTAGTAGTTCTTTTGCTGCAGCCATCTTGTCCCGTATGCCTAGTTCAGTAGGATCATACAAGGCACCTACCATAGCCATTGCAGCTTTAGGTACGTTACGTGCTAGGTAACTATGTGTTACGTCTAGTATCTCTTCTTTAAGACTATTAGTAATCTCTGTGTTAGTAGTATTGGCTGAGTAACCAGCCATGAGTTTAGCAGTGCCAATGTCTCCACCTGCCTCATCCATGAGGACTGCTAAAAACTTTTGCTGTCGTTCTGTTAACTCACGTGCCATATTACTTCCTTTACATGTTCTCGAAATGGGGACCGTCAATAAATGGTCTACGTCCCTGACTGCGCCGTAGGTCAACGTACTTCATCATTGCATCTTCTGCAGTGCCGGGGTATGTACGAATGTCACCCTCTGACCATGCTGCACCCCACTTAACGGGAGTACCTAGTTCTTCTGCTGCAGCTTTCATTGCGTCACATAGATCATCATAGACGTTTAGTTCCCACACGCCTTTACCATCTACGTATGCCATCAAGTCTACTGCCTTACCTACAAGGTGGTTTGACTTCATAGTCTGCGACTTACCTGCCGCTACAAGTTTCTCTTGCTCTTCTACTGTACGCATACCGTAGATTACACCAAAGTCTACTTTAGTTAATTCAATTGCACGTTTGACTACAGCTACCAAGCTGCTGTCTACGCCTTCAAGTTTAGATAGGCTGCGTTCACTTAATTTAAAACTCACTGTTTATCTCCTACATTTCCTAAGTGCATACACGCTACAGTTATACCGTTATGTGTAATCATAATTTCTGCTTTTTCTCTTTGTTGTTCACATATATTTCTGCTATCATACACAGATAACTGAAAGTATTCAAGGGGCATACCTGAGATTAATTGTATCCAAACTAGTACCCACATTATTTCTTACCAAAGAATTTAGATACAGACCGCATACCAATGCTGGCACTTACAATTCCACCTAGTGAGTACTGATACCACGTTGGCATAACCTCTAATGCTAAAAAACCACGCTGCACAATCTCATTACCCCAATCGCCACAGAAGGCAAGTATCAAAGGTATTGAAAATAGTAGCGTGATCCATTCGTCTTTCCAGCTATTCTGTGTAGCCTTGATTGCCTCTATGTCCCAATCAATCTCACCTGTAGCTTGCTTAACTTTAATTTCTGCATTAGCTTTTTGTACGGCTACCTTACCGTCCATGTAACTTGTAGCCAAGCCACCTACTGCACCTAAGAGTTGACCAATGATCATTTAAGTGGAGCCTTCTTGGCTAACGTAGCTACGCCCATAAAGACAGAAACAACACCAGCAACAGACACAAAGTAAATGGAAGCCATGCTCCCAATGATTGCCGAAGCGTTGTCAAGCCCAAGCGCACCTGTGCCAACGACACCAAAAGGATAAAGTAACATTCCCCATAAAGCGAACCAAGCCATCTTTCTAGTTTGATCCCTATGTGCGTCCTCATCTTCTATTCTCCTACGTTTGTCTTCTAGTACTAAGGCGTCCCACTCTGGCTTCTCAATAGCGCCAGTGTTATTTGTGTCGGCATCTTCAAAGGAGGTCATCATCCCCTCCGAAAACGTTTGGAAGTCTGAGCCGCCTTTTTAGGTTGCTTAGAGAATTGCTTACCCGCCTTTGTATCTTTTCTTTTCTTTGCACTACTTTTCGCATAAGTATCTGAATCCATAGCTTTAATAGCACCTGCAGGTAAATACCTTTCCCCTGTAGCGCCAGAACCTTGAGTCGAAGGTTTACCACTTTTAGTTCTCCAATCTTGCTTAGTCCACTGACTAAGACTTTTTTGACTTTTTGCTTTTGCCATCTACTTTAGCCTTTGCAGTTTTACTTAAATCTTTATAGTGCATTAGTTTTACGCTTGTCTTACTGTGCGCTTTACCTGTGTGTAAAGAACCGTCAGGCATCTTGTGAGTACTGCCTTTATGTTCTGTACCATCTTTTTTATAATGCTTTACGCCCTTCATGACTTGTATCCTCCCCCTGCTTTTTTATAACGTGAAGCAAGTAGCTGTGCTTTACGGGCCGACCACTGCCCTGCTGATCCACCTTTTGTTCCTGCTTTAACGGCAGAAAACATACGCTTACGCATAGAAGGCTTAGTATAATTACCAGCCGCATTAACGGTAGACTTTTTCTTGGTTGTAGAACCTGTCTTTGATTTCACCACGTGTCAATCCTATGTCTTTAAGCATAGCGTCTGACATGTTACTTAGCTGCCAGTATTCTACTCTACGCATTTGGTTATGCTGTATCTTATTAAGTAAACGTTTAAACATGGTATAACTCCTTCTATATTACCAAGGACAGTTATACCATGCTTTAGGTTAACATACTACAGACAGTTATGCAACCCCGTTATGCACTGCTATTTCTTTTTTATTTTCTTATAAGTTTTTGGTCCAGCCAAACCTAAAGGATCAACACCTCCGGGTTTTCTTTTTCGTGATATAGTTCTATTTGCTTTACCTCTATTAGATGAAGCATCAGAAGGAAGTACTGAGACAGTAATTTTTCCTGTAGATTTAATACCTCTGAATTTAAATTTTAAATCTTCTGCATTTACAGCAGCCATAACTTTACCATCTTTATTTGTATAGTAAAGTGAACCTGCTTTCTTAGCAGCAGAAATAGATTTATACTTACTAGCTTTTGCTTTTTCTTTAGCTAAGCTAGAGCCTTTATCTTTTATTTTTCTATTTAAATGTTCTCTTAAAGTTTCTTTTGTTTCTTTTATTTCTTTTGCCATTTATCTATGCCTTTGTATTTAAAATTTACCATTTAACTTTGTGCGACCAATACCTAGCCGATAGTTTACTTGGCTTGGAATCTTGAGCATCATGCCTTGCATAATAACTTTTCTTACGTGCTTTATCTTTTGGAGTCTTAGGAGATGAACCTGCACCAGAAACACCCTGTTGCCCAAAACGAATAAATTTGTAAGTCTCTCCTTCTTTTGCCATTACAGCATGAGACTTAGTTTTATGACTAGGAGTTTTCTTAGGTTTATTAACACCCTTGAGTCCCTCTTCTTTCATTTTATTCTTTACTCGTTCTGGGATAGACATGGTTAATTCCTACGAATTATTTCTTTTTAGCTGCAGGTTTTTTCTTAGCCATACCGCCATACATATAACCACTAGACTTGGACATTCCACCGCCCATCATCTTAGCAGCAGGTTTCTTTTTGGTCATACCACCTGCCATCATTTTAGCGGCTGGTTTTTTCTTAGCCATTCCACCCATATTCATTTTGCCAACACCGTCAGCAGCATATGCTGGAACCTTTTTGCCATCTTTCATTACCATAGCCATACCACCTTTAGCCATAGCAGTTTTATCTCCAAGTTCTTTTTTTACTAGATCCTTAATAGATTTCTTTACTGTAGGTGTAATTTTCATACCTTTAGAAGATACTA